GTCAATGCTTCCAAATACTCAAAGCCATTGACGTTCTTTGCCAAGCCCGCCTTTTCGACCAAGCCACGCACAATGTCGTTGGGCTGATCAATCATGCGGTTGACCAAGAATGACTCTGTTCTGCCCTTGGCCCCAGACTGCACCACATAGGCAGAGTAAGCCAAGTCGTTCAGGCTTTTGCCCAAGTCGGCAAGAACCGGATTTGGAACACCAATGCGGCGCAGCTCATCGAGTGCCTGCTGTGCCTCAAGTGGCGTGAGGTTGTCCTTTTTGAGATAGTTCGCCAGCATCTTGCTGGCCGCAGTCTCTTGGTCGCCAATGCCAACAGAGTTCAGCACGTTCTTGATGAGTGAGCCTGCCTTGTTCACCACAATCGGCACAGAGCCACCCAGCACGCCACCAAAGATGCCGCCAACCAAGGCCTCAGAGCCTGCGTCCTCTTCAGCAAAGCCATAGCCTGACGCTGCGCCAGTTGCTGCGCCAATAGCGGTGCCGCGGCCAACCTGGCCCAGCACAGTCTCGCCAATGACAGCAGACTGTGCAGCCGGAGCCAACCGGCTGATTTGTCGGGCCATGCCAAGTGGGGCGATCAGACTGCCGCCAATCTCGAGGCCGGTTTTGATGATCGGCGCATCTTGGCCAAATTGTTTTTGCTGCTCACGCAGTAGATTGCGCTGGCGCTCGTACTCGGGGCCGCTGATTGCGCCCGTGCGAACAGCCGCCTCCAGCTCGTCAAGCAGGCCAAAACTTACACCTTGACCAACTGCCCGTGCGGACTCGGCAATGCCTGAGTAAGGGGTGTCAGGGATGAGTGCTGGAGCAGATGCTTTAGGTACATCGGCCAATGGTGCATCTTGGTAGTTTGCCATTATGGTTTCAACCTTTTTACGCCATCAGGATCAACAAATGGTGTTCCAGAAGGAAACTTTGGATTCTTCAGGAAGCTGTTGTAGTCTGTGTTGTTGATGATTTGAACGTCAAACTGAGGAACAGTGACAGGAACTGGCGCATCAGGAAAGTTTGCATTTTTTCTGCGCCTTGCTACGTCATTGCTTGCGTTTTGTACTCGTCGCACATTGATGTCCAGCAACTTCTTCATGGCTGAAGCCGCGGCCTCTTTAGACTCTGAGCTTTGCAATTCTTTAGCCGCTCGAACTGAATCGCCTTCAGTTTGTGTTCCTTTGTTGAGCCGCAAACTTTCATTCACCAACCGTGTTTGAAAATTATCATAGTCTTCCCGCGCTACAACGTCTGGGTTACTTGAGCCAAGTGCTTGAAGCGCTCGGATTGAAAGTTTGTCTTTGACGCCAAACTTAATCTCACCCTGCTTGATTCTGGTGATATATCCAAAAGCGTCAGAAGCAATATCACTCGCCGCAGTTGCGGCAGCGTAGTCTTCATCTTCCAGTTTTGCGAGAGGGGTCGGAAGAGGCTTGTTTCTGAGTGCTTCCGCTTTGCGCTCACGCTCATCTAGATCATTCTTCTCTTGAAGTTTCCTCGTAGACTCAGCCAAGGCCCGAGCTGCCGCCGAGTTCGCCAGGCCTTGCGCTCTGTAGACATTAAGTGCTTCTTGCTGGGCTTTGATTTGAGCCTGATTCTGCTCAAACTGCTGCACCCTTTGAGCCATGTCGGCCAGCTCTTTGACCCGCACATCAGCTTTCTCAGGATCAAGCACCCCGCTGGCAAAACTCTGGGAGTATTGCTTGGCTAGTGTCTGAACATTTTTCGGGATGGTTGGGTCATCTGCGAAGACTGCAAACGGGTTAATCTCAGGCGTAGCGGTTGCACCGAGTTTGCGTAGGTCTGGCAGCACTTTGGCCTGCGCTGAAATGGCCGCTAGGCCTTCGGGGAATGACCTGAGTTGATCAACAACCTGTTGATTGAGCGTTCCATCAGCGTTGCGAATTTGGCTAAACAGATCAGCAGCGAGATTCGTCCTCTCGGTGGCCTGCGTAACATTTCTGCGCTGAAGCGCATCCTGCTCGTACTTGCCAGCCTCCATTCGCAACCCGAAAGCCAACTCCGGCTGACCACTCTCCAAAGCTGCCTGCGCCGCCATCTCAAAGGTCTCGGGTTGATTAGGGTCGATCATGCCCATGATCTGCTGGCGGCGGGAGATGCGCTGAAGCTCAGGGTCTTCGCCACCCAATGCACGCCCGATGACGTTGCCCAAACCTCGAGCGCCTGACTGCAAGAGGTAGCTAGACCGCGTGCCCAAATCCGCCTGGGCGAGCTGAAACGCCAAGCGGTCTTGCTCAAGGTCGCGGTTTCTTTGGTACTGGTCAGCGGTCACGCCGAACAACGATCCGATGATTTCGCTCATGGTTAGTACCCGCCCAAACTGTAGTTTGGTGAAGTGTATCCGCCGTAATTGAATGGCTGTTGCGGCGTAATGGGTGTCGAGAAGGTCGGCACCCTTAGCCCGCCGCCTTGCGGTTGCACTAGCCCACTAGACTGAGGTTGGCTAAACAGACTACCTAGATTTCTCAATGTGTCTGCGTTAGCCAGACCAGCCAAGATGTCTGCGGTGACGCTAGAAGGACTTCCGTATCTAGATTCTGCTGCGGCAAGTCCACCCTGAAACAGCGCGTTTCCGCCTTGAGCGTTCCTTCGCAGTGTGCCGAGATTCAAACCCATCTCGTAAGACTGCTGACCCAATCCTTCGAGTTCTTTCATCTGTGCCAGATACTGTTGATACGGCCCGAGCGCGGCGACCTGTCCAGCATACTGCCGACCAATCAATCCGCTGCCTGCGTCGAACAGCCCCGCGCCGAAGCGCGTCTGATCCATGCCGCCCTGCGTAGCCCGGGTCGCCAACTCTGCATCTTGCTGCGCCAGAGCGTTGTAGTACGCCTCCAACTCCGGCTGCGATGCGCCTAGACCAGCGCCGCCGCCTGGGCGCATCCCTGTCCCGCCGACAGCCAGGCCTTGGCGCCCAGTGTTGAACACGCTGTTTTGCAATTGAGAGAACTGCCGCTCGCGGCTTGGGGCCAGCAAGTTCTGTTGCTGGGCCATGAACCTAGATGCGGCTTGCTCTGGCGATTCGGCCAAGTAGCCACGGCCCAAGCTGAACAGACCCTGCGCTGCCTGCCCGACCGGCGCGAAGTCCTGCCCTGCCCGCTCGGCCTGCGCGAGTCCTTCGTTTGACAGGGCAGCAAACCTGTTCTGCTGCGCCAGCAACTCTGGCGAGAGGGTGTAACCAGCACCACCAATCAGTTGGCCGTTCTTATCAACCCGGAAGTTGGACTGCCCGAATCGCGTCGTGACGCCAATCGGACGGAAGCTGGACTGAATGGCCGCTTGCCGAGCGGCTTCAGCTTGTGCCGCAGCACGACGCCTTCTCGCCCGTTTCTTTTTCTTGCTGCCAAATAGGCCACCGGCTATTTTTAGACCCGCGATGGCGGCTTCTGCGTATGCTGGCATATCAAACTCCAATCAGAACATTGTCTACTTTTGACGCGTCTTTTTCGTGTGTAGCGTGGATACAAAACCAGACGCAGTCGGTAAGAGCCTTCACGCCATGCACCAAGCCCGCCTTGATCTCGATGCAGGCCGGTGCTTGAATCACATCAACCTCATCACCCCGCATCACCGCCACCTTACCTGAAGCGAGAATCGACAGGTGGCTGAAGCTGTGTGTGTGCTTCAAGATCATCGTGTCTGCCTGAATTATCATCTGCTTTGCGTAGAGGCCGTCGCTGAAGTGATGAACCAAGTCCATCAAACGATCGCCGCCTTGACTTGCTCAACGGTGACGGCTGCATCAATGGCTATTTGCATGGCAGCATATTTGTCACGAATGACTTGCCGTGCCGCTTCTGCCGCTGCCGATTCCGATGGAATGGTTGCCTTAATGTCCAAAGGTGCAAACTCAGCAGCCCGAGCCTCGCGGCGTTTGTCATGAGCGATGGTTTTGGCTTTGTTGATGTTGATGGTAATCATGGCGTGTACTCCCAAGCTGCTCGAAATGTCCGGTCTGATGGAATAGCAGAGTCTTCCACTATGCGGTACTCAACGCCCGCTGGTACGTCCTTGGCTGCAACTTCCTCAATGGACAACTCACCTGTTGGGTGGATAACAGCAACACCTGTTTCTGTGGGGTAGATTATTTTCATTGTTGCTCCTGATTAGCGGAAGATGGCGACAGCCACGGTTTCGGCGTCAATTGATGTAGCAGAAGTATTTAACGTGTACACCTTAATGGCTGACGCGGTTTGTAATGCACCCCTTGTATTTGTAAACAGTGCTATAGTCGGGTTTGATGTAACTGTTGATCCAACAGTTATAATTGGTGCGTAGTTTGCATCCGGCATTGCGATAGTAAAATTCACCGTGTATTCCCCAGCGCCGTTATCCGTAATACTTGACACGTTCCCACTGGCGCGAATAGTAGCGCGTAGCAACGTAATGCTGCCACTCGTCGTAAGCGATGTGCCTGCCGTATAAGTGAATGTATTTGCATCGGTAACAGCGGTGACGGTGTAAACACCGTCTACACCTGTGCCAGTAGTGATGTCGACATTTATACTGCTGCCAACAATTAACCCGTGCGCCGTGGCGGTTACGGTGACAGTTGTACCTGATTGGCTGTAAGTGCTAGGGAGGTTGTTATTTGTAGTGCCGTTAAAGTTAACCCACGCCCTTGCTGAGTAACTTGGCGCAGAACCGGACGCAGTAGATAATTTTGCAGGAGCGTCATTTGCATCACCAGACACATTTGATGGGGCAGATGCCCAAGAACCTGCGGTTGCTTGCGTTGACTCAATAAACCCCACAATTCTAAAAGCAACAGACGTACGGGCTGAAGTTGAGTAAAAAACAAACCCGCTATCTGCGCCGCCGACGCCGCCTTCAGCAGTCGTGCTAATCAAAGACATTTGATCTATAAATCCGTAGGTTAATGAATTGACTATCGCCAACTCAACAGTGCCTGCGTTATCTATTGCAATCACAGCCAGCTTAGACTGAACGCCGCTTGTAGTGCCTAAAGTGGAGCCGCTTGATGCGGTCACAGAAATTGCAGTAGGAACCAATCTGGTTAAAACGGCCCCAGATGTCAGAGTAGAAGACCTAAAGTTCAGGGTGCAAGGGTTCAGCGTAACTGTTAGCGCGTTGGCGCTAACAGATGCTGAAATGCTTGATAAGTCTGTGTAGGGGATATTTGACGAACCATCGAACGCATAAGACCAACTGGCAGAAGTTGTTCCGCTCGTGAGAATACAAACAAACTTAACCGTGGCGGTTGATGGGATGCTAATAATGCTATTCAATCCGCTTGATTGAACAGTCAAAACGCCAGTAGAGTTATTTGTGATCGTATACCCAAGGCCCAGCACCAAAGTACTCGTCACGGGCAAAACAATGGTCTGCGTTGTTGAGCCGGTAAAAAATTGCTGGTTAGGGCTTGCAAGTGTTAGGGTCGTAGTTCCTGCGGCGGTTGCGGTTGTTGCGTATCCCAGTTTGATGTTGTCAATTACGGGAAGCACAGCGTTAGCAATAGTTGTTGTGCCAGACAAGGTTGTTGCGCCTGACGCAGACAAAGTGGTAAACGCGCCTGTTGACGGCGTGGTTGCGCCTATCGTTGAATTGTTAATCGTCGCGCCAGAAATTACTGGCGATGTAGAGTCAAGTTTTGTCGCTACCGCAATCGCAATATTGACAAACTCAGTATTAATCTCCGTACCTCGGACAATCTTCAGCGGATCGCCTGGAGATAGTGCGTCTTTGGTGGCGAAATTGGTGCTCTGGATATAATTACTCACGATATTTTCCCATCTTTAGACTGAATCTCAATCCGTTGGATCGACAGCGCAGCGCCGTTTATGTCTGTCTCATAACCCGTCTGCACAACTTTACCGCTCCCAAGACCAGAGGCAGAGAGTGTTTGTAGCGCCACGCCTGTCGTGTATTCGCCTATCGCGTACTCTGCCAGTCCGTATTCGCTGGCCCCTTGATTAGGTATAAAAACAGTCGTTGATTGGTAGTTACCAGAAAAATCAAAACCAAACTTGACAGTCAAGAACTGATTAGACCCACCAATCACAACAACTTTGATCTTCTTTAAGAGACTGGTGACGTCCTGATTCCCCAAATCAGCGTGATTTGTGTAGTACAGAAATCTGTAGGTGCTGGTGTAGTCTAGGTAAGTTTCGTATTTGCATACGAATCCGTTCTTGCCCAGCAAGAGGTCGCCATTGCGCCGGGACAGCAGCGCAGTCGGTGTGATCGAGTCCCACTTCGTGACTCTGAACGAACCGTCTTCTAGCAAACCTTGCGTGTTGAAGCAATAAACCTCACCGGCCAACGGAAAGGTCAAAAGGTAGAAGGCATTACTTTCCGAATAGACAGACTTAATGTTTGCCGATATTTCGGTGAAGACAACTTGCATCAAGTCGCTACGCACGTTCTTGGACAGATCGCCCACCGGCAGAGACTTTTCCTGAATCGTTCGGGCAAAACTCCGAACGCCTGAGTTCGACAAGAACAAAATGTCTGGGCCTGTACTCTGGATCGAGTCACGGGCGATGCAGCCGATGTTGCCGACGCTGTCGTTCAGGGACATAGTTGAAGGCGTACTCGCGCCTTGGTAGACCAGAATCTGACGCTTGCCAAATATCAACAAGAAGTTGTTGTGCGCTGCCAGACCTGTGATGTTATCCGCGCCATTGGGCCAGACAGTGTTGATGTTGAGCGAGCCTGCGCTGCCGCCCGTCCATCTGTAGCCGGTCAACAGGTCACTGAAGAAAATGGTCACGTTATCGGTTGTGGTGTCTGCTGCCCACAGCCGCCCGTACGCAGAGATCACGATGTTGGCCGACGGCGGAGTGCCTGCTGCCGACGGATGCTCACTGGCCCGACGGTAGGTTGTCGTGCTCAGACTTGGGTCGTACAGCAGGGGTGTGTAGCCCTCTTGGAAGAAGAACGTATGTCCCGCCAGAGACGCACACTGCCAGTTGTTGGTAGTGATCGTTGGCGCAGTACCGCCGCCGCCGTAGGTTAGCTCCACCACGGCGTTCAAACTGTCCAGCTTGAACAACTTGTTGTTGCCGCAAAACAAGATGGTCAACGTGCCATCTGCCTCGACCAACTCATGAATCACGATGATGTCGTTTGCACCCAGCGTGCCCGACGACGCATTGACCCGGCTAAAGCCCTCTCGCGCTCCGATACGGCCAAACTTGTCGATGACGCAGTTCGTCGCCACCAGAGCGAAACCGCTCTCAAGATCAAGCGGGGCATCTTGCGTGTTCAGGCCATAAAAGCCGGGCGCAGATACCGCAGAAACTTGAAGAGTTTGGCTCATATCGAGATGAACTCTTGTCTTTCAGGCAGGCGCGTGCCTTCAAGCGCAATCGCATCGGACAGCATATCTCGGTAGAGCTGGTAAGCCTCTGACGAGGCTAGGCCTTGATCTTCGCCGCGCTCAACCAGGGCACGAGCATAGGCGTTCTGCGCCACCAAGAAGTCAGGGACAAGCACCGACGTTGCATCTGCTGCGAGCGCGGCCTGGGGGACAGTCAGGCTGAACGACAGGGAGTAGACGCCGTCCGGTATCGGGTACAGAACGACATTCGCGTCAGTGCCTGTCGTTCCGTAAAAAGCGTAGTACTGCGGGATGCCTGTGGCAGGCACACCAAACTTCTGGTATCGGTTCATCTCGACGAACGACAGGTTTATCAGTCCGACAAATGAAGTCGTGTTCAGGGCATCCTGAACCGTGAACTTTTGACCGATGCCCGTCAGCGGGTAGCTGAACTGCGCCGCAACCGTGGAAATAGCAAAGTCTTGGCGCAGCACGTTCCAAGAGAACGTATCTTCAACCTGACGCTTGGCGTCGTTCACCATGCGCCCAATGAGCGTCGAGTAAGTTGTGTCGTCTTTGGAGGAGACTTGGGTTTCCCGCAAGCGGATCAGGACATCGTTGATGAGCTCGAGAAAGGTCATTTCTTGTTCCTTGCCGAGATCGCTTTGGCCTTGGCCTTGGCGTCAGCTTTTGACGATGCGCCCCACGCCTTGAGACTGAGCAGCAAGCGGGTTGGCTCACCGTCTTTGTATTCTGGGCCGGGATTACCCGCCATGCGAGCGAGAAAAGACGCCCTGCGGGGATTGTCGCCTGATTTCACCGGGGCTTTGATGTCTTGCCCTTCTGCCTTCAGACTGGCGCGGCCTTTGGCGTTAAGACCCCCTTTAGGGTTCTGTCCTTCTTTGCGCTGCCAGGCCGGGGTTTTCATCGGAAGATTTTAGTCTTTGCAGCCACCTTCTTGGGCTGTTTTACGAACTGTTTGCCAGCCTTTGTGCCAGCACGCTTGGCCTTGGTGGTGGCTGCGTACTCGGCAGGCGTCAGCTCCTTGATGGCGGCTGCGGGTAGATACCGCTCGCCAGTCTCAGACGATTTCTTGCCGGACTTGGTGCGCCAGTCTTGCTTACCCCAGTCTCGCAGAGACTTTTGGGGGTCTTTCACTTCTTCACCTTTTTGGGTGGAGTGTGGCTGAGTACCTTGCTTGCTGGCGTATGCTTCGCACCCGTCATCAGCACACCGCCCTCCTTGTGCATGGGGCCGGTGTAGACCTTGCCATTAGGCAGATAGTGCGTTGCGGTCTTGCTCATTTGGTGTACTTTCCGCCCTTGGCCTTGTATTCCTTTGCCAGCATCTGAGCTTTTCTGGCCGACCATTCGCCAGGATCACCGCCAGCCGAGCCAGCCTTGATGCGCTCGAACAAAGTCTTTCGCATGGCCGGCTTGGTGTAGACGCCCGCTTGATTGACTTTGCTCTTCATCTCAGTACAGCACTTTGGCGATGATCGTGCCGCTGGTGTACGCCGTGCAGTTCGCCCTCAAATACTTGGGAGCGTTGGCTACGGTGACGAGGCCATCAGCCGTTAATGCTGTGCCGAGCGTGAAAAAAGTTGTGCCGTCCAAGCTGCCTTGAAATGCCACGGTTGCCGTCGTGATGCCCGTCACTTGCAAAAATGCAGGGTTGCCGGCATCAGATTGAACAGCCCTTGACGCGCCCGCTGTTGTGACGCTGTTCAGCAGCGTGATTGGTGCGGTAAGCATTACTTAGCCGCCGTCTTGGCTTTGTTGGTAGCTGTCCGAGCGCCCCTAGCAGGCATGGCTTTCGTAGGCTTGGCAATTGCCACCATGATGGCAACTTGCGGCGGCTTTTTGGCCTTCTTGGACTCAGGTTTCATTTTCCCGTACATGATTTTGCTCCGGTTGAACTTTGCGAGGCCGCCCCACCTTTTTGGGCGGGGCGGGTATATCAGGCGTGTCGATGCGAGCGTAGCCTGGGTGACTCTTCATCGAATCAATGTCTAGTTGATTCGTGAAGGTCACTGTGTTGCCAGACTGCAAGCAGCGAAAAGTTACCATTTAGACCAGACGAATCACCAAACATTTGATTGTGGTGCTTGCCAAATCCAATGTGCCGCCTGACTCGTTTTGAAAACGAATAGACACTGTGCCAGCGGCTGAAACATAAGGCGTGAGGCTAATGCCAGAGATGTCTACCCCCAGGCTAACATTCAGCACCACATCGCCAAGTTTGACGCCTGGGACTGCAATGGTGTTTGTCTCTCCCACACCATCAGCCAGTGATGATGCGTTCAAGGTTGCGGAGACTAAAAATGTGTCAGAGACTAAACCTCGAAACTGATCATTTCCAGCACGAACTGTGACTGCTGTTGCGGCGGCCATAAGAATCTCCTTAAATTAACCCCCCACGAATGGGGGGTTGGGGTTTAGGCTGGCACGACCAAAGCGAACATCGCAGCTGATTTCGCAGCGCCGACGGATGCTGCGTTACGCAAAGACGCCACGCCGTACAAGGTATCAGACGTGAAGAGCGTCGAGAGATGCTCTTGCTTGTACTGAACTTGCGAGCGGACAGCCAACTGCTCGACCAGCACAACTGCATCGCGCTGACCCATCAGGCAAACACGAGCTGCGTTAGAGCCGCTGGTGGTGTCCACGTTGCTGCTGACGAACACGGGGATACCGTACAAGTTTCCGATTTCGCCAGTGCGGATCGTGTCGCCGTTGCCGACAAACGCCTGCTCGGTGTAGCGGGCCAGGCCCATCAGCGTGTTACGGCTCGACGGTGGGATGACAAAGAACCGGCCATCCATCGAAGTGTCGTTGTCGTCAAGACGCTGGATTGTGCGACGAATGGCTGCGTCGGTCAGCGCAGTTTCGTTGTTGCTACCTGCGACATAAGCAGTCGTGCCGTCACCGCCGATGAAGGCGCCGGTTGCATAAGCGTTCGTGCCTGCGCCGCCGTTAGTCGAGCGACCCAACTGGATCAGATCGGTGTCAACAGCACGGGCCAAAGCGTAGCCGGCATCAGCCGTGTAGAACTGGCGCATCGAGTTCAGAGCCTGAACCTCGACGATGTCCTCGATGAAGCGGCTGTACTCAAAGTGACGATTGATCGAAACCGTCACTTCGGTTTCGGTTGCGGCAATCAGCGTGACTGCGGTTTCAGCGACCTTCAGCGAGGCAGAGCCGCGCGTAGGTGCTGGGATGTGGACGGTGTCGCCCTTCTTGCCCTTGAAGTTCATCTTCATGACCAGATTGGCCATGACGAGGTTCTTCTTGTAGGCGGCGACGATTTCATCGCTCCAAATGTCAGGGATGAATTTGTCTGCGGTAGTTACTGTTACCGCTGGGGTGGGATAGGCCATATTAGTGCTCCAATTAAGTTACTTAACACGTCCTTCTGCGTATGCTGCGAGTATTTCATCACTCAACATTTCATAGCGAGAAGGGTCAGTCATTTTCAATCTGATCAAATCTGCACGTCGGTAGACTTTCCTGCTGCTTTCGCCGCTGCCGCCGACATCAACTTGCG